GGGTCAATCGACTTTAAATTTTCCAACGAGGTGCTGAACAACTACATCGTGGACCGCAACCACCTGGAGGATGCCGACGGGGAACCGGGCGTGCGCTCGCTGGATGAGGACAACCGCGTGCTGAACGAGGGGGACACGGTGAGCATGGAGAAGCTGATGGGACTGATGAAGAAGCGCCGGAACTCGATTCTGGTACTGATAGGTACGGGTAGCGTGGGCAGTGAGGTGCCGAGCGAGAGCGACACGCTGAACGTGATGGATGCGCTGGCCCAGCTGAACAACAAGAAGGCCAACAAGCTGTGCCGGGAAGTGAGATTCTACAACGGTGAGAACCGGGCGCTGGACTGGATAGCCCGTGACATTTATCTGCGCATCCAGGGTACCAGTTCGGTGAACTATGCCCGCAAGAACCTGCGCTTCTACTTCCAGAAAACAGCCAGCGGATATACGGCACGGATGAGCTACGGCGAGATAGACGGCAACGGGCAGCAGAGCACCCCGACAGCAACGGAGGGCAAGAAGAACCTGTTCCGGCTGCGGGACAACTCGGTGGGTGCGAAACTTGCCTGTGCGAAGTGTGACTTTTCCGACTCCTCCATGACGACCAACACGGGCGGTGCGAAGTTCATTCATGACGGCATGAAGGAAATGGGAATCCTGACCCCGGCCCAACAGTATGCCGCCGACCATGCAGATACGTGCAAGGAAGATATACGCTCGGCCATTGACGGCTTGCCCTGTGACCTGTTTGTGGCCAAGAGTGTGGACGAGGACCTGACCTATTACGGCCAATACAACATGAACAACGAGAAGTCCGACTCCTATCCGATATTCGGCCAGGACAAGACTATCGGCGGCGAGCAATGGGGAACCGGTGACACCCTGAACTACCTGCAGGCGAACGGCGACCAGCCGAAGGAATACCTGCCCATCTGCATCGAGACGCTGAACAACTCGAATGACCTGTGCCTGTTCCGCTGGCTGCCGTCCACGGAGCCCGACCATACGGACTTCATGGATTTCAACTTTGACGGCGGTTTCGAGTTCAACCACCCGAAAGATGTGTTCTGGAACGACGGCGGTGGCGATGCCGAAGAAGAACCGAACATCAAGGAACACTTGGGCACTGGTGACAAATATGACAAGATGTACAAGGCCCTGGACCGCATGATGGGCTTCCTGTACAGATGCGTGAAGGAAACGCCTGCCGGCAAGAATCTGACCTATAACAGGGAGTCGCACACGTTTGACGGGGTGGACTATGAGGATGACGGCAACAGGTTCCCGACCGCGAAATGGGCAAGCCCGACCTTCAGGAAGGAAGCCGGGAAGTATTTCAACCTGCCCAACCTGGCTGCCTACTACTTGTATGTGCAGTTCAACCTGGGCGTGGACCAGCTGGCAAAAAACATGCTGGTGCGGACGTGGGACGGTGTGATGTGGTGGATAACCTATTACGACGGGGACTGCCAGCTGGGTTCGGACAACAAGTCGTTCCTGACCGGTAAGTATGACGACAACCGGCAGACGAAACGCGACGGTGCCTACGTGATGCAGGGGCACAACAGCTGGCTGTGGAACCTGATACTGGGCAATATGGGCAATCTGCTGGAAGAAGTAATGACCAAGGGCGTGAACGGCGGAACCAGCTTCATGAGTGCCTTCAGTATCCAGAAAGCCATTGACCACTTCGATACCGAGCAGATGAAGAAGTGGTGCTCGCGCCTCTATAACAAGTCCGGCATATTCAAGTACGTGTATCCGTTCCTGAACGAAATGCCGGTGGGTGCGGACGGTGCGAAACAGACCTATCCGCAGATCTACGGTCTGAAGGGTTCGCTGAAAGCGCACCGGAACTATTTCATTCAGCGCCGGTACGACCTGAAGCAGGTGGAGTACGGCTATGTATCTACGCTGGGTGCCCAGTTCTACCAGAGTACGGCATCGCTGGATAAGGCTTATAAACTGAAACCGATGCAGTACCGACTGACCATCCCGTACCGTGTGCAATTGTCCACCAGCAACGGCGTACAGGCTGATAGCGGTGTGGTGGATGCGGACGTGCTCCACTCCCTGCAGCTGACCCGTGCCTTCGGTGAGAACGACCCGCTGAAGATTGTGGGTGCGGCCAAAATCAAGGAGCTGGTGTGGCATGAGGATGCGTTCGCCATCGGGTTCAACTTCGGTCTGCTGACCTCGTTGGTAAAACTCGACATGAGCGTGGAGAAAGCCAGCGGGTACCGGAACGGCTCGTTCATGGCTTCGACCAACGGGATGCTGCTGCTGGAAGAGGTGAACATGCGGAACAACCAGCTGGCCCGAAACGGAGACAACGGCAATGTGGCCACCCTGGACCTGAGCTGGCAGGGGCGTCTGAAGAAACTGGATGTGAGAGGTACGGGGCTGACCCGAGTGAAACTGGCCACCGGTGCGCCCGTTGTGCAGTTATGCCTGCCGGACACGATTGAGGAACTGTTCCTGGAGTATCTGACCAAACTGCAGGACAGCGGCCTGGTGCTGGAAGGCATCAACAACGTGCGGGGCTACCGCTATACCAACTGCCCCGGCATCGACGGGTTTGCCATGCTGGAACGCCTGCACCAGGCCAAACTGAACGGCAGCGGCAAGCTGGAGCGCTTTGTGCTGGAGATAGACCGGGAAGACGACGGGAGCCTGCTGAAGAAGTATTTTGACTACGGAACGTATACGCAGACGGGGGCCGTGGATGACCGGCATTCGGGACTGAGGGGCAAGCTGACCCTGACGAAGTATCTGGCTGATGAGGAATTGGAGAAGTATGCCGCCCGTTATCCGGAACTGACCATCAAGCAGCCGCCCTATACGATGATTGAGTTTGACGACAGCGTGGCCGACGATGCCAATGTTTCGAACCTGGACAACAAGACGGGGTACAAATTCGGCAATACGTACAAAATGAGCGGGCATGTGAATGCCATCCTGTCCAAGCGCCACCGCGTATTGGCCAAGGTGACCAAGATGCCCACGAGCCGGAAGGTGGAAATGGCCGGGCAGCAGGTGGAAGTGAACAACCCGGACGGGGAAATAACCTATTTCCCCTTGCATGACGAAAGCTCGAACTTCTATGCCGATGCGGAGGATATGAACGATTGCACGGTGGCGAAGCTGGACGGCAGCGAGGGTGACTGGATGATGTATGAGCCGTTTTACTGGAGCAAAGGCATCAACGACTATCTGAACAACAAGAAGTACGCCTGCTACAGCAGTTATCCGGCGGACGAAATGCCCCCGGTTCCGGACGCGACGATACTGACACTGGATGCCATCAAGGAGACACAGGGCGGCTGGCTGGGTGAACGCAAGATTATGAGCGGAAAGCCTACACTGATGGAATCCTATACGACTGACAAGGCCTATTCGGTATGTAAGGTGGATGTATCCGGCTACAGGCGCGTGCGCTTCCCGAGTGTTCCCGGCACGGGGCTTATCGGCAGTGTGTTTGCTGATGCGGAGGGAAACATCCTGAAGAGTATTGTGGTGCCGACCATCGGCTTGAAATTTGAAGCCGGCATGTATCTGATAGCGGATGTTCCGGAACGTGCAACGGCCCTGCATTTCTCCATCCTGAACACGGCAGAGTTTGACTGGGTGGTGCTGAGCAACAGCGACAAGATAGAGGACATGGAACCGGATTGGGTGGCCAATGAGGAACATCTGTGTGCCGTTGTGGGCAGTTCGGTGGTGGGCAGTAAGCTGCGTGCCTGTATAACCGGAGCTTCGACCACGGCAAGCATGACCTGGACGGACTTCCACTATTACAGCCAGCAGCGGGGTATGCAGCAGATAGATGCGCTGATGCACAGCCGCATCGCGAACCTGAGCTATGCACGGTATGGGCGCAAGGACATGCAGGAACAGTGCGGTTCCGGACAGCATACCAACAACCGAACAACAGGCGGGACGGCAGAACACGGGATGACAGACACCATCGGCTATGATGAAGCGTATGCCATCAACAACAAAATCACGAATTCGCTGATTGACGGCCTGGTTCACCAGTATGCCTGGTATAAGAGCCGGGACGAATACGGACAGGAGACTGTGGTGCAGGTAAACAATATCTGCTGCCTGGGCTACGAGGACATCTACGGCAACAAGTATGACATGATGGACGGCGTGGACCTGCCGAATGACAGCGGCAACCAGGGCAAATGGCGCATTTGGATGCCTGACGGCAGTATCCGTATGGTACAGGGCAAGAAGGACAGCGGTCAGTGGATTACAGGCGTGGCGCATGGCAAGTATATGGACCTGGTTCCGGTAGGTAATTTGAACGGATCATCTTCTACTTACTATACCGACATGTACTGGATAAGCACCGCCACAGTCCGTGTGGTCTATCGCGGGTGCTACAATGCGGACGCGTATGGCGGTGTATCGTATGCGTATGCGGCTAACGATGCTTCGGGCACGGTTGCGAGTGTCGGCTCGCGTCTGGCCTTCCGCGGCAAAATCGTCCGGGCGCAAAGCGTGGCAGCGTATAAGGCGATACGCGAGGTGGCGTAAGCGCAAAGCGCCAAAGCGTGGAGCGAAGCGACTAAAACGAAAGAACGGGATTCGGATGGTTTCCGAATTCCGTTTAAAAGGTATTCAAATACCGGCGAAGCCGGTCGATTTTTTTAGAATATTGATAGGGTAGGGGTATACAGAACTGAACTGATTTGAGGGTAAACGACCTCAATTTAACTATGTAAAGATAGCAATTTTTGCTGATATTTGCAAGTGATTTTTCTGTTATTTTTAGCCTATAAATGCCTTGTAGAAATGGAATAAAGAGTGCTTTAAATTATACCTTTCGTTTTGTGAAATGAACTTTTCGTTTTGAAATGCGCGAACATTTCGATTTGCGGATTATAGCAGAATAATACAGCCATCAAACGTCCGCCAATCAGAGATATAATATAAGAGCCTGTTTAAATTCTCTT